CAATTCATGTTGATTGAGGATTTATATAAAAGTGTTGACAGAATGCAAAAGCATCTGGATGACATGGCTAATAACAAAGTAAACATAGAGTTCCTTAAAGAGCAAATGGAAAAAGCACAAAATTCTATTGAAAAATTAAAAGACGCTGATAGGGAAATTGTTTACAAGAACGGAAACTAATGTTTAAAATGTTTGCAGTGATTTGTGCTGTGACAGTTTTTGATTGTAACACAATGTACGAGGATCCACCACGTATGTTTGATACAAAAAGTGAATGTTTAGAAGCCGCAGTGGAAAAAGAAAAGAGTACAAGAGAAATGTTAACAGACGAGGGTATATTAACGGTTGAGCATTTAGAAGTAGGATGTGAATCGGTACATAACACATGATAGAAACAGTAGTAGCCTTATTGATGTTTGTAAATGGCGAAATAAAAGAACATCGTATACAAGATAATATGGCCAAGTGCCTACGCGGAAAAAGACAAGCCGAAAGAAATTACAGTCCAAGTGTGAAATATCAATGTTGGAAAGGCAAAGGCCAGGTTGAAATTTACATGGGTGAAAAGTCAATCAAAGCAATTATATTAGAATAATGGAACGTCTTATTTTTTGGATTATTGTTATTGCGATCGCAACCTATCTTGGAATATACGTTTGGTAGTCGACCATAAATATTTTAAACAAAGTTATGACCAAAAAATTAGAAGAATTACTTAACCTACCTGAATCACAGGAAATTGTACAAGAAGAAAAAGCAAAAGCAGAAGCCGAAGACAAAAAAGCAGACGAAAAACAGCAATCATTAGAAGCACAAAAGACTACTATGCGTGACATAGCAGAGTTTGACAAGATTGCGGCGGCTCTTCCTAAGGTTGAAGGACTGGGAGAAATGGGTGATTCCGAGCTCGATGACGTCGGCACACGGGCGATAACTGCCTATGAGGATCTCATGGACTTGGGAATGAATGTTGAAAGCAGATATTCAGCACGTATATTTGAGGTTGCAGGGCAAATGTTAAAGACCACTTTAGACGCCAAAGTAGCAAAAATGGACAAGAAATTGAAGATGGTTGACCTACAATTGAAGAAGCAAAAGCAAGATTCTAAGGCAGGAGACGGTGATGCAAACGTGATTCCGGGCGAAGGATACGTGGTCACTGACCGTAACAGTTTGCTGGAAAAACTTAAAAAGTTGGATAAATATAATAAAGATGACAAAGATGACAAGTAAATTACAACAGATATTAGCGGAAAGCAAAAAAACATACCCATTCAAAATTGGTATAGTTGGTGCACCTAAGGATATAGACGTAGGTGCGTTAGAAACTACACTACAAAAATTTGTAGTAGAAAAAATGAGTTCAGGCAAGAAAACTCCAATTACTAAAAGACCTTTAGACTTTCCACACATAGAGAATTCAGAAGTTACATATTTCGACGTAGAATTACAATACCCAACAACAAGTGCTGTATTACACAACTACCTAACTAAATCTTTAAACATTGCTGAAGCACACATGGTAGTTAGAAATCCAAATGAACCATTAGAAACATATCAAGAAGAAAAAAATGACGCTCCATATGAAGCGATGTTAAACAGCAAGTACGAAGACAGCAAAGACGAACAGAAGTCAGCAGGTACAAGCAGAGTAATGGAATTGCTAAAAGAATTAGAAAAAGAAAGAAAAGAAAGATCAGCACCAGACGCCGCAGGTGATATCAAACCAGGCGGAAATGTATTGCCAAACGAAGGTGACAGCAAAAACAAAATGTCACCTATTTCAGGCAAGTCGAAAGGTAAATAATAACATGGACATTAGAGATTTTTTAAGAAAAGTAGACAATATTCAAAACAAAGAGCAGATGAAAGAAGATGTGAAGAGAATTCATGTCAAGGAAGCGGCTCAAGTTATGTTGTATGGTGACACACCAGAAGAAATGAACGCAATCGCGGCAATTTTTAAAAATGCAGGATTGACTCCACCGGCACCAATGCCAGAGCCTAAGCCAGCAGAAGAAGTACAAACAAAAGAATATCACGATACTTTCAAAGCAAACACAACTCCAAAACCTGAATACAAAGATACAGGTTACATGACGAAAGACATCGCAGGCGGAGCCAACAAGCCAAAAAAAATGTTCAGAAAAGAATATCCAGGAGATAATCCAATGGCTGTTGAAACTGAAGACAAAACTAATTCTATTAAAGAAGAATTACAAAAAGCATACGAAGACTTCAAAAAAAAAGACTAGCGGAACGTCCACTCACTAAACCAGAAAAGCGTAAAGTCACCCACTACAAAAAGAAATTTGACAAGAAAAATGTCAAAAAAGACTTTATAAAACGTTATGGAAAAGAAAAAGGCACCGCATATATGTACGCAACCATCAATAAGATGGCTAAAAAACACGCATAGCCAATTTAATTTTCACCACCCTAATACAGCATAAGTATAATATATGAGTAATAAAAGTTTAGATGGCGTATTAACGAAGAAAGCACACACAAGGGAAAAATTTTCTGAGGAACAAATTCAAGACCTTGTTGAATGTTCTAATTCCAAAACTGGCTTTGAATATTTTGCAAAGAAATTTTTCTTTATACAACATCCTGTAGAAGGCAAGATGTTATTCCAACCTTATGAATATCAAAGAAATCTACTACACAGTTATCACGATCATAGATTTAATGTTAATATGTTGCCTAGACAAAGTGGTAAAACTACCACAGCGGCTTGTTATCTATTATGGTTCGCTATGTTTCACCCAGACCAAACAATTCTTATCGCGGCTCACAAATACACAGGTGCACAAGAAATTATGCAACGTATCCGTTATGGATATGAACTTTGTCCTAATCACATAAGAGCAGGAGTAATAAATTACAACAAAGGTTCAATGGAGTTTGAAAATGGTAGCAGGATTGTTAGTGCTACAACAACAGGCAATACTGGTAGAGGTATGTCTATATCACTTTTATATTGTGATGAGTTTGCGTTTGTCAATCCAGGAATAGCACAGGAATTTTGGACTTCTATTTCACCTACTCTTGCAACAGGAGGTCGTGCAATTATCACATCAACACCAAACTCTGATGAAGATGTATTTGCACAAATTTGGAGAGAAAGTCAGAACAAATATGATGAACATGGCAATGAACAAGAAGTTGGACAAAATGGCTTCCATGGATTCACAGCCAGTTGGGACGAACACCCTGACAGGGACGAGCAATGGAAACAAGAGGAACTTGGTCGTATAGGTGAAGAAAGATTTAGAAGAGAATATGGCTGTGAATTTTTAGTATTCGACGAAACATTAGTAAACAGTATTGTACTTTCTACCTTAGAAGGAATACAGCCTGTGGTCAACATGGGACAAACACGTTGGTACAAAAAGATGGATCCACAAAAAACTTATGTGGTTTCTTTAGACCCTGCAATGGGAACAGGTGGCGACAACGCGGCGATACAGGTCTTAGAACTGCCAACATTTGAACAAGTGGCTGAATGGAAACATAACACCACAGCAATACCACAGCAAATTAGAATATTGAGAGATATTTGCACCCACATAAAAGAAGAAACACAAAGCACAGGATCAAACATCTATTGGAGTGTTGAAAACAACACAATAGGAGAATCGGCATTGTTAGTAATAAACGACTTCGGTGAAGAAAATATTCCAGGTATGTTTGTGAGTGAACCTATTAGGAAAGGTCACATTAGAAAGTTTAGAAAAGGATTTAACACCACACACAGAACAAAAATAAGTGCCTGTGCAAGATTGAAATCCATGATAGAGAAGGGCAAATTAAAGATTAATAGTAAACCTTTAATTACTGAATTGAAGGCATTTGTTGCCTCAGGATCTTCATACAAAGCAAAGACCGGTGAAAATGATGACCTAGTGAGTGCGATGCTACTCGCAATGCGTATTGTGACTGTTTTGAAGGATTGGGATCCTAAAATATACACATCATTCAGCCAGGCAGATGAAGATACAGCAGATAGAGTGTATCCACTACCCCTTTTCATTAGTAGCACCTAGTGATAAATACAAAATATGAACTTACAAGCAATAGGAAAAGACCTTTTTAACAAGATCAGAGGACGGTTCCCTGGTGTTACTATAGGTGATTCTGAAGGTAAAATCACCAATAAACCAGAGGATGCACGGTTTTTTGACTTCGAATTTAAAGAAGGTGGAAACGTGCTTGGAAAGGTAAGTATTAGTATAAGCGAAGAAGATGGCTTGGTTGTACTGCATAATAAGGACTTTGTAGAAGGTGCAGATGACAGTATAAAATCAAGTTGGTACAATTTTTTAAAAGAAATGGGCCAATTCGCAAAAGCAAGAGTGCTTGGATTTGACACAAGAGATATCACAAAAAGCAATCTTGAGAAACGTGACTACGAGTACATGAGCAAAGGGAAAGAGGTAGATAAAGTGAGTGAATCTAATTTATTTGGAACTACAAAGACAAGTTTTCAATCAATAGGAGAAGCAAGACTTGTTATCAAACATTCTAAACCTGTTGATCAATCAGTTGCTGGTGGACGTACACACAGAATTGAATCAATCTTTATCGAATCTGCAGAAGGTGAGAGATTCAAATATCCTATCAAACATTTAAATGGTGCAAGAGCAATGGCCCGACACGTAAGTGAAGGCGGCAAACCATTTGACGCATTTGGCAAATACATTACAGGATTAAGTGAAGAATTAAGCAAGTTAAAATCATTTAAAACATACATGAACCGTTCAAACGTGATGGCGGAAGGTTTAAGAGAATATCAAGATATTGTAGATGAAAGAATAGACACAATTAAAAATGAATGCTTAAAATTACAAAGACCTACGAATTATAAAGACACTTTTGAAAACTTCAAAGAATCAGATGCAGTAGAAGTGCCTGAAGATATCAAAAAGAATTGGATAGATGAACTAACGATTAAAACTTTTAAAGAAGAATTACAGGATGTATTTCCTTACATCTACAAACTTGTAACAGAAAAAACAGCGGTGCAAGATTTAGATCCAGAATCATTTGAAGCACACGGTTACCAAGGTGGCACGGAAGCAAGAAGATATGAATACGATCTTGTTGGCGATTACTCACCTGAAGAACCAGTAAGTGAGAAAGATGCTGAACAAGTAAAAGCACTATTACAAAAAGCAGGAATCAATGCTGATGTAGAATCCAGAGAAGATAGATTCCAAGGCATTGTGATACACACAGACGCAGGTAAAGAAGATGTTGAAAAAGTTTTAGGTGGTATGATTGAATCTATAGGAAAAGTTTTTGATGATTTCGAAGACGCTATGGAACAAATTATAGATGAAGGCAATAGTCTATTTTCAAATGATCCTGCAGAACAAAAAGAAGCGGTAGAAAAATTAAATCAACTTATGCAAAAACACTTTCCAGTAGGAGTGAACGGAACTAACGGTATTGAGAGTCTGCAAGGTTTGATAGACGATGAAGACTTCAACAATCAGATACAAAGTGCGGCTGAAGAAGATAGCGATACTTGTATGCGTCCGATGATAATGGATTATGTGATGAAAAAAGACCCACAACTTGCATCAAGACTAGACACAGGTGACATGAAACAAGAAGATCAAGCAATTACTTTCGAAGATATCAAACCTTATGTGTCAATGTACAAAGGTGACGATGGCAAAATGGTGTATGATGTATTAGACAAAGACAGCAAGTCTGTGTTCAAGACTGGTGATGCCAAAGAAGCAATGAAATATCTTAAAAATA